AGGTGTTGTAAACCCGCTTGATGGTAATTGTGCTCCGCCATTGTTGGCTCCCCCTAGTTTTTCTTGTGTACGACCAAATGCCGCAATACCTAGTACAGCACCCATTGCAATGTGAAATAATCCGGCACCTTGTAGTGTTAGAGGATTCCATTGTGTAATTTGAGTACCTGTAGTAGTTTGTAATAGACTCCATAGGATTGGAAATATAATCATGTCCATTGTACAGACTAACATGTACATCCAACCCATCATTGGACGCCATTTTGAATTCATCCAATCTTCTTTTTTTGATTCGCTCGCGCTTTTTACTTCTTCTGACATAGTGTTCGCTCCTATTTTTTAATTAAAATCAACATCCTGGGTCTAATTACTTCTTCCCACCATTGTATAATTGTCTGTCTTTGAACTTTTCTAACTCTGCCACACGAAACTGCAAGGTATCAATGACGGCACGGTTTGCGGCAGCACGGCTCACAGCTTCTGTGTTGGCCTGCATCAAGTCTTGGCGTAGTTTTTCACAGGCCAGTTCAGCACCCATGTTTGGTGCTTGTTTGTTGTCTGATGTCACCACCAACTGCATTTTACTTTCGAGAATTGTCAGTTGATGATTGGCATTACTCAGCGCATTCATCAAGTACACCACACAAGCGAACATGATGGGTAGCACAGCAAATGTTACCTTTTCGATCAGTGCGCCCTTGGCTTCGCCAGCACTCATCTTTTCTTTGATTTGTTCCAATTCCATTTTATTCTTCTCCTGCTTTTTCTAATTTGGCAATGTAGTTGGCCATCATGTGATCAAACACACCAATATACTTTTGACCTTTTGCTCTGGCTTTCAGTCTACTGCGAGCCATGTCTTTTACTCGTTGCCACGGTGTTAGATCTCTAAACTCTCCATGAAAGTTCATGTACCGGTGTGTGCCGTGATGTGTAAAGCCCATTAACATAAAAGGAACTTTGGTCACATCATCACAGTTGTTCTGCACTCTGTAGTGTTCAACAACCACACTGTCAACAAACTCTTTGTTACCCACTCTCGGCGAGCCAAATGTTACCAATGCTGTTACACGATCCTGTATACGACTGGCAGCGATGGTGGCCATGGCAGCACCAAGACTATGACCGGTCACGTATAGGTTACCTGGATTAGCTTCTAGTGCGGCAGTGATACTGGGCCATAGCTTGTTAATCTCACCTTTGAAGCCAACGTGTACCTTGCCGCCACAGGCTTCGATGTTTTTACCAGATTTTAAGTCTGCTAATACATCTGACTTTTCAGTTACCTCAGTGCCTCTAAAACTCAGCACAGTAATAGTGCCATTGGTCAACAGGTATGCCTGTGCTCCGTCAATGTCAAAGAATTGAATAATTTTATATCCCAATGCTTTGAACTTGGCAGTGGAGGTTTTAGGATTGTCATAAGTAGTTGCCGCTATGTTAGCAAACTCTAATAGTAGTTGTGTTTTCATTTTTTAGAACCAAAGGTATATGCCATTTAGGCTTAGTAGTACTCCAAATGCTGCTACAGCAAAACTGCCCCAGAACATGGCCACACTGACTGCAAGAATACTTGCTGACAGCACAACAATGGCTAACTGATAGGCTGTACTTGCGTAACTAATCCAAGGACTGGATTTTTTAGCTTCTTCACGAGCAGCTTCCATAGCTCTTGCTGTGACAGCAATTTCTTTCTTGTCAGTATCCATGCGTTCTTTCTCGGCCATGAACTCTGCTTTAATTTTTGGATCAGCTGCTGTCTTAGCGGCAATCTCATAACTAACGCCACGACCTGCTTTGGCTTGATACTGTGCCCATGTATTATTAGCACCTAATGTATTGTTAAGAACTGTAGAACTTAACTTACCACCGTACCATGCGTTGACTGCTAGTAGCAAGGCAAATACGGAAATAACCATACCTGCTTTGTCTTTTAGTTTGGCTTCACGTTCGCTACGTGATCCTACTGGAGGCTTTGGTGCATCCGGGTCTTTTGGTGTTTTTGTTACTAACTTTAATACTGAATCGACTAATGACATTTATGTTGCTCCTTATCAAACGACGGCCATTGCAATATTACATGCTTGCACTACATATCTAAATAAAACCTCATTGCCCGCACATTCTTGTGCAGCACGAATATCTCTTATTTCCTGTAGAAGATAATTACGTTCTTCTTGCGAAATATTACCTAGTTGACATTGTTCAGCAATTGCCTGAATTTCTTGTTCTAATGGATGCATTATCTTCCCTCCCAAGCAGATTTAGCTGCTTCTATTCTTTGGTGAGCTGTCTTCTTTCCTAACTCACAGAATGTTTTCGATCCGCCCTTGTTCATACGTTCTACATGAGCATGGAGACCTTTAAGATTTTCAGCTTGTGGATCTTTACGCCATTCTGTATATTTTGCCAATTGTTCTGTGATAGTAGAAATAGAATTCCATGTAGGAGAATCACAATTTTGATGTGCAATAGCAATATCTGCGGCAACTAATTGATTAAACATTACAGGATCGTGCGGCCTTGGCCAGTATTGTTTAATAGTAGAACAACCACTCAGTAACAGTACAGATACTAATAAGAAGATATGTTTCATTATTCGCCCAATACGTGTAGTGCGTGATTATAGTGTTTAATACGGTCCTCTAAACCAATATATCCACCGTTGATTCTGCGAGTTAGTTCTTTGATATCGCCTGCATCTGCCCACTTGTTTAACTGGTTCTTTTCCCAAAACCAGCAAGCTGATTGAGCAGCACCTTCAAATGTTGCTAAGTATTCTGGAATTTGTTCAACCGGAGTTTCAATACTCATGGCAAATTCTTCGTAGTTATTCTTACCAGTTAACTGTATAAGACCTCGACCACAATAACGGAAACCGTCTCCTGACTCTTCTGGACCGTTGCCCATTCTTCCGCCATATACCTTGTTAGCAATTGCTTCTTGCTTATTCGGCAATGCTGCATACTGTGCGGCAATAGCATCTGTAGGGAAATACTTAGGAAAAATCTTACGTAAGGTCACTGCCTTATAGTTTAAGTTTTCTTTTAGAGTTCTAAATCCACCACTCTCGTGAGAACATTGTGCTATGAACGCTGCTATTCGCTGCGGAGTATTGATATCATAATCTGGTAGTAACTGCTCTAGTGCAGCGTACCAAAAATCAATATAAGGATTACCTGGTAGCAATTCTGCTAACTGGCTTTTTGTTAAAATACATTCACTCATTTTTCGTTTGCCTTATTAAAATTATTTTTCTGCTCTCCGTACCAGTCAGTCCATCCTTCCTGTTTAATAGAACATTCGTAATAAAGTGCATAGTTGCTCACTACTGTTTTTAGCAAGTCGGTAATAGCAGTCTTGCCAGGCTCTATAGTGTTCAAGTTAGGGCACTTTTCAAATAATTCTTTAGGAGCGTCTGGAAACTTTTGTTTCACAGGGACTGTTGTAGAACATGCTGACAGAAAAATTGCAAGACTTAAAATAATGTATTTCATTTCTTGGATCCTTCCGCTGCTTTGTTCAAAGTTGCTGCGGCATTGTGTGCATCTATAATTGCAGTTGGAACTGGACACATTTCTATGTATTTGATTATTTCTTTGTCTTTGACAATCTCACGATCTACATACTCAATAATTGTGTTAGCTTTACTTTGAACTACCTTAGTTTTAGTAATAACTTTTTCTACAATTTCAGTATTGATTTGCTTGCTAGCCTGTTCTGCAACTAAAAGTTTTTCTTCTAGTTCTTTAACACGAGCTTCCCATTTAGCTTCGTTACTGGCAGCACCTAGCATCCATACACTTAACACTAGTCCTATTGATCCTACCACCTTCATTGGCAGTTTATATACAGCAAAAAATCTAGATAGCAATACTGATGCAATGCTGATAATCAATAATAAAATCCAGAACCAATCAGGTAAAAAACTTAGGATCCATGATATTTGCCACATATTACCACCTATCCTTTTCTAGAATAACTGCCAGGCTACCGTTCCTTACTAAAAATTTATCTTCTACTTTTTCAATATCGTAATTACCTAAAAATTTGTTTAGGAAAATTACCTGGCTTTGACTAGCTTCATCTAAACTGATTTTGCCAGGCAATTGATTTTTAATTTTTTCGTATTCGCCAAACGCAACTAGTTTTGCCTGTATAGAACCAGAATATGGTTTATCAAAAGTTATGATATTACTTTCGTTAATATTAAGACTAACTGATCCTTGATTAAAGAATTCTTCAACCTTATCTTGTTTTAGCCCTTGCATTTTAGAAACGTAAATTTCTTCGTCTAGAGGAATATGTTGTGATAAATTTTCAGCAGTAGTTTCGTATAAGTTTGCATCTTTGAAATACTTAAAACTCCAATCTTTACAATTAGTAAGTTGGCCAATTCCTTTTAGCATTTCTAAAATTTGATCAGGCACTTGATCAGTTCTTTCTAGTTCAACAAAGACACTATAACGGCCGTCACGTTCTTCGCCGGTGCTCATGTCAGCATCTAAAACAAACTTGTAGCCTTTTTCAATAAATTCCATCAAGTCTACTGCCGGCATTTTTTCTTTTGACTTAAATGCTACAACAACTACATTCTTGTCTTCGCCCATTTTACTTTTGAATTGATCAATAGTAAACACAGGGAAGATCATGTCCTGCAGGTCTCCTGCCCTTAGCCCCTCAGATAATTTAACCTTGGGGGGCTGCTGTTGGGACTTCTGCTGCTGGTACTTCTGGTGCTGGTGCTTCATCTGCTGGGTTCTCCTGTGCGGCTTGTTGCTCGTTTACTTCGTTGCCTACGTTATATCTCATTAAATCTGCATTTGCAGCATTTTCTTTATCAAGATAACCTTGATAGATATCTTGCATTAACTTCTTAGGCATAGTGATTGTGATAATCCAAACCGGGTGAGCGTCAATTTTTCCCTTTTTTGTTTCTGGCCTAAAATCTGAAGGTTGATAAATTTTTCTAGGGATCATTACGTGATCTTTTTTATAACCTACTTTGCACCCATAGTCTACTAATCGTGCGCCACCGTCTGGATCTGGCATGCTTTCATACGGCCACATAAACTTACAAGTAACTGCATACCTGTCTACTTCCGGACCCGTGACTAGTTCACCGTCTTCCCAATTTGAGAAAACGTAAATGTCTAGTTCATCAATAACTCTTTCAAAGTCTTTTAATACCTTAAAAGCACTGTCGTTAGCAGTTAATGTTTCTAGATTCTTAATAACGTCGATAATGTCGTGCATAGTTGATCTCTTTACCGTATATTTATGTTGCAAAACTCATTGAGGCACTGGTTCAAAATTTCGCATTTGAGCAGTGATTTTTCTATTTGGTCGTAAATATCTATGCAGGTCGTTCAATATAGGGGGATAAAATTGCCTAGAGCACGACGAAAAGAACGTGAACAACGTACTACTGAACGCGATCCGCGTTTCAGCCAAGCCAGCGGACCTACATTAATTGAGATTAAACAATTTCAAAAGAGAAAGCCGCAAGTCCATATAGTTCCGAGAAATCTCGCACAAGAGACGTATCTTGAACTACTTAAAAATCCCAAAAAGTTTATTGTTTTTGCTATCGGTCCAGCCGGCACAGGTAAAACTATGCTAGGTGTACAGATGGCCATTAAACTGTACCAAGAAGGAGTTATTAGTAAAATTATCGTAACACGGCCAGCCGTGTCAGTCGATGAAGAGCACGGTTTCTTACCAGGCGACTTAAATGCTAAAATGGCGCCCTGGACGAGACCAATTATGGATGTATTTGAAGAATACTATCACCCGAAGGATATTACTGCGATGTTAGAAGATGGCACAATAGAGATATCTCCATTAGCCTATATGCGCGGTCGTACTTTCAAAAACGCTTTCATTATTGCTGATGAAATGCAAAACACAACACCCTCACAGATGAAAATGCTGTTGACACGTATCGGCGATGGTAGCCGAATGGTAGTTACAGGAGACCTTAATCAAGCCGATCGCCCTACCGCGAACGGTCTGCTAGAATTTTGCAATTTATACGGCCGAGGAGGTGAGTATCGTATGATCGCTATGGCACATTTTGAGTCTCGTGACATTGAACGTCATCCTGTGGTAAAAGAGATCTTATCAATTTACAAGGAGTCTGATTGATCAAATAGAATCTAATTAAACTCAAGAGAAACCGCGTAAACAATCCCGACCTGCATCAGATATTGTTACGCGGTTTTTTATTATTGTAAACGGGCTAGTTTTACAAGTGTGGCAGCTAAGTTGATTTCTGGATCTGCAATAATTGCGTGATCCACAAGACCTTGTTTAATAATAAGAAGAGCTTGATCTTTAGTCTCTTCATCTTTGCCAAACAGATTCAAATTATCGTACAACCATCGATACACTTCTTCCATTTCTTCCGGGCGAGCTGCACCGCAGATTACCTTACGTGCTTCCTGAATCTTACCCTTCTTAAACAAATCAACCATTGCAATTTTATAATCAGCGGCACCTGCATCGCTATTATTTGCACCAATTAATTTACCATCTTGTGTATTTTGTTGAACAAAATTAATACATTTACGCAAATCTGGATACACTGTTTTAACGTAAGTATCTAGGGTATCGAGATCGAATTCTACATTTTCTTCTACAAGAATTGTAGCAACTCGAGCTGTAAATTCTGTTTGATCGATACTGGTAAAATGCATACTTTGGCAACGACTGTGAATAGCTGGAATGACTTTGTTAGGATGATTACAGGTTAGAATAAATCTCGAAGTACTCGAATATTGTTCCATAACACCTCGCAAAGCTGCCTGAGCCTCAGGTGTTAGATAGTCAGCTTCATCTAACAATACAACTTTGAACGGACCAAACGGAATCATTTGTACAAAATTTGTAATACGCTCTTGTACTTCCTTAATACCACGTTCACGACTTGCGTTCATTTCAAGTATGTCAAACTCTGGAATCTCAATTTCGTGTAACAGCAATTTAGCAAGAGTAGTCTTGCCAATACCGGGACTACCACTCAACAATAAATGCGGAATTGACTTGTCTCTAATCCAAGTGGTAATTTGTTTGCGTTGATTTGTATCTCGAAATACATAACCATCTACCGTTTTAGGCCGATATTTTTCTACCCATAGTTCTATCATTGTTTAACCTCAAAATGATTTTTAATTGATTCTACACTTTTTCTAATTGTGCAGGTAACGGTGCCTAAATCGTGCGTAGTATATGCACAATGAGTTGGGGTATTTTCCACAACCGCAATACATTCTTTAACAGTAGCTTCTACTACATTTGCAATTTTGTCTGTACTGACCCATTTTCCACTAATGTCCGTTCCTACATTGTTTACAATGGCTGCGATATTTTCATTCACTTTAGATGTTCCATGGTAATAATTTTATCAAGTTCTCGGCCAAAGTCTTGATCACTGGTGATAATGTAAAGACCGTTGTTATTACGATCCTTTTGTCGATCATATCTTTGAGTCTCTATTACTCGACCACCACTGGCACTATATACTGTAAAACGAATAGCACGTTCTGGTTGATCAATACTTGGCGGACCTGCACTTACTAACGAATTAGTCAATCGATTTACTGAGATTGCTGACTCGCGCTCTTGGTTTTGACGTTTTTCCCATTCAGCACCTTCTGTTAGTTTTCTAAGGAACCATCGTGACAAGAAGCCCGGCTTCTTGACTTTCTTCTGGACATCTGGCCTACAATCTGATTCTTCTGTATATTTTGACTTTGCTGTAACTGCATATCCATTCATTTTTTATTCCTTTCTGCTTCTGCTACACGTTTGCGTAGACTACTGCTACTAAAGGAATGATCTCGTCCGTTAAAGATAAGTTCAATTCCTCGCTTCTTGCAAATTTCTTTGCCTGTAAACTCTTTGTCTGCGTACTCTACACCTAATATTCTAACATCAACTGGCAGAATAAGCAATAGATCCTCAAGGTCTTTTTCAGTTTGATAAACAACTACTTCGTCCACATTACGATTTGTACTAACCTGTATTTGTCTTTCTACAATACTTTGTATAGGAGGATTCTTTGTGTCTGGGCGATCAATAGTTGGATCTGTTTGGATGGCTGCAATTAGATAATCACAATGATTCTTTGCTTCAGCTAACATTGCAATATGCCCTGCGTGTAACAGGTCAAATGTGCTAAATGTTATACCTACTTTTAATCCATCTTCTTTTAGCTGTTTAATCTTGTTGAAGATCATACCAATTCCTCTACAATGCCTAGTATCTCTGCCATAATAAGACAAACACCTGCCATTAATAAATTGCCTGTAATCAAACAGCCACCTGCTACAATACGAATAGCACTTTTTACAAGACTGACATAAAAATGTCCCTTGCTTGTATCTTTTGGTTGTACTTCAATTTCCACGTTTGAAAAATCCTTTAATTGATTGTATTAGATTATAAAATCTAAAATGATAGTTTGTTAACATAGGAGGTCTATGCGGACATCTTCCTTGATTATAATCGCAGTCTAGACGCACTGGACCGTTACATGTTTTGCATTTCATTCTTCATCCTCCGGTAACATTAAATCGACGATAGCTTCTTCACCTGGAAAAGTTGTTACATGATAATTCTTGTCGCCTATCATATAGCACTCTGTCCAACTGTGCTGATTGTTTGATGTTGAATAAGGTTCCATTAATGCTAATAATAATAAAACCTGTCCTCTTTCTTTACCTTTGAGAGTTCGTTGCGGAGGACCCATTACATCGCGTAGAAACTTTTTAAGTTTTACAGGATCATCTCTTAACTTTTCCATAAACTCTTTAGAGCTGTTCATCTTTAAGTATTCTAATTATTTTCTTTTGTTCTTGTTCTTTAAGCCAGTCGGCTTCGGGACTAAAAGTTGGGCAATCTTTAAGTAAGTCGTTGAGCAACCATTTGACTTGATACAGGTCTTGCTTTATGCCCCATGCAACGAATCCGTCAGTTCGACTATTGCCGCATTCGTAAGCTGCTCTACGAATCTCGTTTAACGCTCGAACTATGTCGTATGAATGATTGTATCCCATACTTTATTATAGTCGTAAAAAAAGGGTCTGTCAAGACCCTTTGGTGTTATTGTACAAATGGTTTAAGATCGGGAGCAGTCCAGCCCACTGGCTTGAGTACTTTACCATCTTCACGTTTACGTACCTTGCCAGTTTCTTTGTCAACCTTAGCAAAGTTAGTACGCATAACTTCTTTCCATCCACCTTTGCCATCAAATCCAGCACTGTGAATAGCACCAGTTGTTACAACAATAAAGTCTAGTAGAGCATCTAATTGCTCTACACGGTCATTGCTAGCTAAGGCTACTTGAAGTTCTTTCCATTCCTCTTCCATAAGGTTAAGATATAGTTTGTATTGTGCTTCATTAAGTTCGCCGACACTTTGGTCGCAGGCCCGCATAAATTTTTCTTGATCGCGAAATGGATTTGTCATATTAAGTTGGAGTTTGGTTAGGTACGTTAAGATTAAATGCTCCAGGAGTCACTCTCATAGCATCATTTGGTTCTTCGTCACTTACTAATAGTATAGCATCTAAGTCTGCAAGACGTATATCAAATGTTTCACCATTTTCAGATTCGTATTTGTGACCACGGCTCCAACGACCGTGTTCTAGTAAAATCCATTGACCTACATTGACTTCTGTTTGTTCGGGACCTACTGCAAACACTTTACCCCAACGAGGATGGATTCCTGAACTTTTTGCATCGTCGCTAGGCAACACGATTCCGCCTCTAGTCTTCTCCATTCCGAAATTCATATTTGAAATAAGAACTTTGCTACCGAGGGGTCTTAATGTACCTTTTACGGTCATTTTGTATCCTTGCTCTTTAGTTTAATAGGAGCTTCAACAACAGGAGCGGCACTTTCTGTAGCAGTAGATTTTCTATTTTGAATTTTTACTTTGTTCAATGAAATATCGTCATCGATTATAGAAGTAGGATTACTATCGTAATATTCAGAAAGAACAGATTCTCTGCTACGAATAATTTTGCCATCGGGTCCTAGTTCATCCCCTCGAGCGTTAACTCGCACATTACCCACTGCTGGCATTGTTTCGTTCTTTTGTAACAATTGATCCATGTCAACTGATCTACCTTGAAATGTTGTATAAATTTTTCTCATGATCTTACCTTTATTTTAGGAATTCTTTTATATCGAGGTTGTACTTAATGCTGTCAATTTTATGTACTCCCAGTAAGTATAAACAATAACTTGCTACTGAACTACCTCTACCTACTCCCCATACTATTTTGTTTTCACGCATAGCATCGACTAAGTATTTAAGGTATTTTAAGAGGTCGATCATATTATGTTGAATAAACAATTCGAGCTCTGTAACTACTCTTTGATATTGTTCTTCATTTTGAGTCTGATCTAACAAAAATCCCACAATTTCAAAATCTCTATATTCTTTAGGCATGAACCAATCGCATTGATTAGACTTGTCAAATATTTCAATATTGTCAAATGGATTTGAGTCTATTGTCTGCAGGTTTGGAATTTTATCTGCATTTTCGTAGATCGCCTTGTTATATTGGTCAACGAGATTCTTGTCATCCAAATATAAATCTGCCATATTGGTAATTTTACCAGAATATAAAGCATCGAACGCTTCGTTAGGATTTAGTATTGTTCTACCGTAATTATCGATCTGCATACATAGAGTATACAATCAACAACATTAAAAATCAAGTCACATTGATTAAATCGTCAAGATTTTTATTTTGGTTGCTTTGGGTCTTTTTAATCATTTCTTGACCACGTCTGGATTGTTCATCTTTCAATGAACCGAGAATGGTTATGATTTGATCGCATACCATACCCTGGCCCATTCTTGCAGCAATATGATATTTTTTAGTTAAGTCTAAAATTCTATTTTCTAGTTCTGCATCTTTAAGATTTGCAGGATTATCTAAAAGTGGATGATACATAATTATTACCAGTTAGCCAATGCTGCCCGCTTCCATTGATTTGTGCCTATACATACATAAATGTGATCAGTATCAAATGTAACTTGTCCAGTAATACCAGTTGTTGACGTTGTAGCAGGAACAGTGCCCGGTGATGGAAGTCTTAATCCTCCTGATATTATTGCACCGCCTGCCGAAACAGTTAATCCTCCAGTAAACGTTAATCTATTGCCAACTTGCAATGTAGTTCCGTCTGCGTTCAAATTAATATTGCCTACTTCTGTTTCATTATTGCTACCGTCTGTTTTGATAAAACTAATATACTTATTGCCCCCGTTGGTAACTTTCATGTCTAGTTTAAGTGCTACTCCGTAGCTTGTTAATCTAGAATGTAATGCAACAATGTCTGCTGAAGTTGCAGTAGTAGAAATAAACACATTAGTAGAAGAAGATCCTGCATAATCGTATGTTGTTGCAGGACTAAATGTATTTGGACCTCTCCATTTTTTAATTCCAGTTAAAGTTGATCCTAGTGCAAAAATAGGCGTACCATAGGTGCCAGTCATTATAACGTCAGTAGTTGTAGACGACACAGCAGTAGAAGAAGTAATTGCAGTGCCACCGTTAACATTAAGGCCACCACCAATATAAACATCGCCCCCTATCCCCATTCCTCCCAAAACTACAATTGCACCAGTTTCTGTTGAATAGCTAGGAGTTGAGTTTGTAAACACACTCTGTTCAATTAAGTCTGCCTTATTGGCTTGTAATAAACTAATTTCCTCCGCCGCAACTTCTAATCCAGTTTTGGTAACGCCAAATCGAGTACGAAACCCCTGACTATCGTTGTCACGACCGGGGATTGGAAATTCAGCATCTAGGCCAACGGTTGAAATTGCACTTGTCATTATTATACCTCTTTATTCGGGAACAGCAAATATTTAGTTGTATTATTGTCCGAGATATTTAGGACGGTAATCCTATCTACATCAAAGTTAATCATCTTAAAATTAAATCCGCTGTTATTAATCCTGTTTATGATCGTAGCTGAATTGCCCGGTAAACAGAAACAAATCGGCATACATAATATTCTACCTAACGGCATACCTGTATCACCTTGTACTGTCCTCATAAACTTTGGCCATAGATATTCGTCAGTTTGGCCCACACTTTCTAATGCGACTCTCATGTTATTGATACTATTTGGATAACTGATAGTATTTTCAAATTCTACAGAAGCGCCAATTGGCACCCCATCTTGATTCACTAAATTATCAAATAACTCTACATATACTACTTCGTATGTTATATTGCCTTCTGAATCTGTTGCAAATGCAGACTTTATTGATCCAAATTGCAATTTCTTTCTACTGAAGTACTGTTGCAATGCAGGTACATAACTTGCTATTTTTAATTCTTCAATTGCATGTTCTATTACATATTTTACAGATGTTTGTATACCAAATGCCGGATCGTATTTTCTATACAGTAATGCCGGGTCAAATATACTTTGATCATTTATGAATTGTTCATACATTAATCTCGAGTCTAGACGTAGCAACGGTTGCATAAAGATACTAGTATATTTTTTACCTTGATACGGATATACTGATATACTAAAGTTTCCAATTATTTCGTTAGTAAGGCTGCTATCTTTTGCCTTAACTGAAAAATTATAAGTTGTAGTAACAGTAGTAGCAGTATTGTAATTCACTACTCCTTGTATAGCACCGTCGACAGATAGTGCTAGCCCCGGAGGTAAACTGCCACTTTGCAGTGAATAATTTATGTTCAATGAACTGTTAGAATGAATTGCAGAAATAGCCAATTCACTTTGCTCACCTTGATATAATAAACCAACAACAGTACCAGTCTCAAATACCATACTGCTAATAACTGAACCTAACACAGTTAAACTAAAACTTTTTTCTCTATAACTTGTAGAACCAGTTAATACGCTAGTTTTGTAAACTCTTAATTTGAAATTGTAAGTTGTACTATATATAGGAGTGTATCTAATAAACCCACTAATAACACCACTACTACTGTCTAATGATAACCCTTCAGGCACAACTGATAAATCGCCATTGTTAGCAGAGAACCAGTCGTAGCTAATAGTACCGCCTCCCTCGTCACAATCGTGAGTTTCTAAAGAAATTACAATATTTGTATTGGCTCTAACACTGCCTAAATTTCTAAGAGTTATCCATTGTACCGGCACTGGATACGGCCCTATCTCAACATATGTAGCAGGGTCGTTAACATCAATAGTGTATTCTGCTTTTTTAGTCGCTATCCCGTTAGATACTGATAATGAGAATCTATAAACACGATTAACAAATTTATTCTTAATTCCGAACTCCTGAATACTTACATGTTCGTATGGATTCAAATCATATAGGTCGGCATCGTATCTTCCGTCACTTGCTGCTCTGTAGAACAAGGATAGATCGTCCTGTACCTGGCCATACAATCTTCCTGTAGACGTAAGAGTTAATCCCGGAGGAAGCTGGCCATCTCCATCTTCAATAAAATAGAATAAACTTTTGCCACTAGGTAAAATATCGGAAGTAGCACTAAATTGAAAATCTACTATTTGACCGTTTACTAGGTATTGTTCTCCGCTAGGTCCAACAGCTGGCCTAGGACCCGGTGTAGTAATTACAGGCGGAGTCGCTCCCCTAACATCTATAGAAAACTTTCTATCAATAACGCCCCATTGATTAGTTGCTCTAACAATAAATTCTGATGTTATTGTTTGATACACAATTGCAGGAGTTCCGGAAATCGCACCAGTCGATGTGTTAATTTCCATGCCTGGTGGCAATTGTCCAGAAATTAATTTATATAAAATTCCGCCACCTGTAGCAGTAACTGTTCTACTTATGGATACACCTTCAGTTGCCGTAACAATAAATCCTACAGGTGTTACCCAAGTAGGTGGACTTTTAATACTGGCATCAATTGTAGTCAGCGGAGCATAAAAAGTATTTCCTATAAAATATGGATATTCTGGTTTAGTTGCTCCTGTGGAAAAATAAGCGTAGGTGCCAAATGGATACTCGGGAGTCACGCAATATCTTCCATTATGTACATCTAATGTTGCACCGGATTTAGCAGGATTATAATAATAGTCTTCAGTAAACGAACCTTCTAAATAACTTACCTGTAGATTGGCTGCAAATGGGCCGAACGATATCGTTTGATTTAATCTAATATAATTTGTTATGGTATTAACGCCGAGAATAATAACAGCAGTTGATGTACTAATTGGACCACCTGTTAATTGCATCCCTTTAGATACGCCCACAGCTGAAACCAATTGAATTTCAGCACCTAACTCGTTACCGTTGTAAGTTACTGGTTTTCCGACAGGCCTATTTGCACCAATTCGTATTGAATATGCAGATATCATTTCTGTAACGGTACTGTAGGATGTTAATGGTTTTGAATAACCGTATGGTCCGTAAATAGGATATCCATCTGCCGAGTAGCCCAATAATTTACTATGTCCATCTGGGTGAGACATAAATCCATACCATTCTGGAGTATTATTCCACCCACCGTTATATACAAATCTATTGTCAGTGTAATAATATCCATTAGGACCGGTTACTCCACCAAATGCATCATTGCCATATACTCCGGTAAACACTGAGTTAATTGTCCACGTAGTATCGTTTGGCCCTGCAACAGTTTCACCTATAGTAGGACTTTTAATAGGAATTCCTACTACTGTAACACCGATAGTAGAATCGTTTGATCTAATTAATTTTGTTACAGCTTGTTGATTTTCTCCGCCTCTATAAGGAAATACAATTTCTAAATTCTGTAAAGCCGCTGTCCATGTATTTGATAAATTTGGAAATGTTCCTCTTGTTACATTGCTAGTATTGACTTTTGTAAATATTCTTAAAATATTTGGAGCAATAAAGTTTGCAGAGATATTAGTAGCATCAACTAAGAATAGATCAGTGGGATTTACAACTCCAGCAACAGCTCTAATAAATTTAACTTGATAAATTGTTTCATTGAACAAGTCACCTGCTACCGTTCTAATAGTGACAACATTTTCCCCTACATTTAAGTTAACTGGAGCTGACCATTCATTTGGAGTACAGGCTAAAGTATTGACACTAACTACTGCCTGGTTGTCAGCCGTAAAAGGTCTTACTGATATTTGATTCGTAGAATGTTTTACATTAACTGAGTATTGAGTTTCTGTAGGATTAAATGGTTTATCTAATTGTCCGGCACTAACGTATAGATTAGATAACGAACTAACAATGTTGCCTATTCTTGTAACTGTAATAATATATTCAGTTTTTGTACTATTATCTTCTGCGGTAACTACTACAGTAATTGTAGTATTTCCAACTGCAAGAGATATAGGAGAACTGAATTGTCCAGAAATTACATTTATATCATCAACTTTAATACTGGCACTAGATCTCTGTTTAGTAGGTTTAACAGTAATCTCTGATACTGAATACGGAATATCTACTTGATACGAAGTTACATTAGAACTAAAATTAGTACTAAATGTTCCAGTACTTAATTCTAAATTAGACAATAATGAATTGGTATCCAATCCAAGAGATGCCCTATTAATAAAAATGCTATAACCTGTGCTGTAATTTTGATCTGCTGCAAGTGATACTACAGGGATAGTATTATTTCCCACGTATAATGGAATATTGCTACTTGCTATTCCAGACGGTGTTACGGTGCCATTTATAATTAATTGTTGTAATGGATCACTGGCAGTAGCAGTTACACCAACTGAATTACTGGCGTGTGGTACACCTAGATAGTATTCTGTTACATTAGGATCAAATGTTGGTTGTAAACCAGGTAAATTAATTGTTAAATTTGTCAATGTAGAAATTGCACTTGGCGATCTATTAGCGTTAATTGTATAGCTTTTATAACTCTCGCCATCTGCAGCAACTACAATAATTTCAACAACAGTCAATCCGTCCCACGCATTATCGATTACCGATCCGTATAATGGAATACTTGTAACTAAGTTAGCAGTTGCCGTAGTAACAAAATCAACTCCGTTATCTATTGCAATACCGGTTACATTAATATCAGTTGCAACAGCGTTTATTTCTAGTTCTATTGTATTGTGTAATAAATTTACAGAATAATCTGTAATATCTTTATCAAATTCGGGAGTTAATTCTCCTACATTTATTGAAAAGAATGCCAAAGATGCATCAAAATTATTTCTACGAGTTAATACTACTCTATAAGTAGATGTAGAAATTCCATCTTGGGCAGTTACTACTGTAGTAACAGTGTTTACACCTATTACTAATGGTATAGATTGACTTTCTTGATTAGATAATACAGATATATTGTTGACTCTAATAGTAGAGTTAACATCTGTACTCGTTGGTCTAACAATAGTATTTTGAATATTATAAGTTACTGTGTCGGAATAGTTATAAACACCCGAAGAGAAACTAGGCGATAAAACGGCATTGTATACTAATAAGTTATTTAGACTGCTTGTTGTACTAGCTGCTCGTGTTGCTATAACAGTATAGGTAGTTTGTACAATTCCATTATGTGATGTAACAACAATCTCAATTTGATTAGATCCTACATTCAATGGAATTAGTTGTGACCCAACGCCTGCATTAACCGTAACATCATTTATTTTAATACTAGAATTAATTTCTGTAGGTTGTACAGTAACGTTAATGCCAGTAGTTGCATTACTTAAATTAACAGTGTACGATGTTGTGCCAGCATTAAAAGAAGGAGATAAACTACCACTACTTAGAGTGATTGCAGATAATGTTGAAATGCTACTTTTTGTACGGTCAACATTAATTCTATAATTTTGAGTTGATGATCCATCAGACGATACAATTGTAATACTAATAGGATTCAATCCTACAGTTAAATCAATAGGATTTGATAATGTATTTGCTGAAGTGAATACGCCATCAACGTAGATCTCTGATAAGTTATCTATTGGATCTGCACTGATACTAATAGAAGTAGTTGCATTAGTTACCGTTAATGAATATGCATAGATATTTTGATTAAATGTAGGACTAATTGATCCTTGATTAGTAGTAATTCCATTTAGTGCGGCAATGTTACTTAATCGTGTAGCATTAATAGTATAAGTTTTTGTAGTTCCGTCTTGTGCAACAACCACAACTTCAATGATGTTTACACCGTATAGCAGATTAACAGTTACTGCCAAACCTGATGTTGCTGCATTTCCTTCAATTATAATATTAGAATCAGCATCTACTCGAGTTGCAGTAACATCGATACTAGTTTGATCTGTATTATATGTAACAGAATAACTAGTTACATTAGCATCGAATGTAGGAGATAACGTTCCAACTGACAACACTAGATTAGATAAATCTTTTACTGACTTTCTTAATCGATTAACTGTTACAGTATAGGTAGAGGTATTTTGATACTGAGATGTTACTGCAAAGGTAGAAGTGGTTAATCCTACACTAATCGGTATACTAGGTGATAGCACACCGGACCCGAGTGGGTTATTGTTAAATTTTAGGCTAGATAATGCACTACTTACAAAGGCAGTGAATTGTGTTGAGGTGTTACTGTTATCCACAGTAACTGAATAATTGGTTACTGTTGATGAAAACGCAGGTGTTAATACTCCCAACGCAGGGATGATATTTGTTAATTGGGTGTTAGTACTATCTATAATAGTAGACCCGTAAAAACTAGGACCTACAATATACGGGTATGTTGGATTACTTGATGCATCCTCTGTTAAGAAATATGCATAGGTTCCGTTAGGATATTCCGGAGTTACACAATATCTTCCATTAAAAATATCAAGAGTATTGTTTGAAGTATAATGTGTCCAATCTTCAACAAATGTACCCGGCACATAACTTGCCGTTAATATGCTACCGCCCGCTAGTGTAACTGGAGTCTTTACGGTAATTCTTGTTCCTAAAATTCCTATAACTTTAGCTGGACTGACAAGTGAACTTCCAGAAAGATCCAAGCCAATAGTAATACCCGATGTACTGTAAACAAGAAAACTAGTTGCCGATGTTACTGCACCGTTAACTACTACATTTCTGCTAGTTGGTCGATTAGCTCGCAAGTTAATCTGATAGCCAGATTGCATACGTACAACTGGACTAAAAATGTCTAACGGTGTTTGATATCCGTACGGACCGTAAATAGGGTATCCGTCTCTTGCCCAACCAACTATTTTACTATGGCCGTCAGTTGATTGTGTGTAGCTACCACCGCTAAATGTTGAAGTTGTTATCGATCCCCAAGCATTGTTTTTAATAAAACCGTTATCGTGGTAATTGTATATACCTGTACCAGTAGGCCTACCGCCGTATATATCTTCACCGAATACTTTTGCAACAACTGAGTTAAGATTCCATATAGTTCCGTTTTGTCCAGATACAGTTATGGGTAATCTTGAATTATAAAGTACAACTCCAATTGCACTAATACCAACTTCTCCAACAGGAGTGATTGTTCTAGTAGCAGGATTAGGTAAATTTTTTCCACCTCTAAATGGCCATGTGTAATTAAAATTCTGAGAAAGAATAGAAAAACTGTTTTGACTATTAGGGAATGTGCCAGTGATGGCCTGGCCTGGCATATTGTGTGTTACAATATTCCAAAAAGATGAACCGGTAGTTATAGTAGCAGTTACCTGCCCTAGAACACCGTTTCCTGATATAGAAGTGATAGGATTGTACGACATTTTAGTCTCCTATACACAAAAAAGAGTGCAGATTATCTGCTAACATAATCCAATTTATAGCTGTCATAAAGATATTTACCTAAAATAGTAAACCTTTATGACGCCACACTTAATTAGAAAATAGTTGTTTTACTTCTTCTTTAATATCTTCATAAGGGATAACATCGAATACTCTATTTTGAAAACTTTTTATAACCACTTCTTTAGCTTTATCAAATTCCAGGCCTTTGGTCTGTAGATAATAAATTTTGTCTTGATTTAAGAATTCAGTTGTGCATCCGTGTGATGACCTTACATTGTTACAATCAGCATAGATATCCGGTTTAGAATAACATCGGCCACCTTCTTCCATTATAATGTTATCTGATTCGATGTTGGCTTCACTTCCGTCAGCCCCTTCATCTAACACAGTCATTGCCTGATAGACAGTCTGACTGTCTTTACCAGACATTCCTAGAACAAACTGTGTACTATGGCTATCTTCATGTTGATGTACAACTTTAGTGATAATCTCTGTGTCACCGCCGCAGTCGTTAAACATAAGTCCGTAGTTGTTAAATTCAGCACCTGCCTCTAAATATACCTGAAAAATATGTTTATTGAATTTGCCGTTTTTAGCAAAGATTCCTAAGTTAATACCTGCACCCTGGTGTACATGAATATCGTATAGGAAAATTTGTTGTAGTTTATCATTTGCTTCATTAAGAATAATTAAATCTAATTTAGATTCATCTTTTACTTCGATCTTAATATGCTTTGCTAATAAATCTTTTTCTGTGGGAGTTTGACGAAGCACCATTAGGTTGCTTTGTTTTTCTGCTAGTTCTATTGTACTAGCATCAATCAGTTTGAATTCTTTTCCGAAATAGTTTTCCGGTGAGAATTGCCAATCTGGATCTCCTTTTTCTGCTTTAAGAAAACTGTGAATAGCCATCTTCTATGATCCTTTTATATAATTCTGGTCCACCTTGCTCTTTTATTTTCCCATCTACTAGTATATGTACATGTGTAGGCACAACTATATCTAGTAGTGTTCTATTATGAGTAATTAAGATCAGTGAACTTTTATCATCGATGTAACCGTTAAGTACAGCACCGACAACGGCTATGTCTTCCTCGTCTAAATCAGTATCAATTTCATCAATAATAATTAGACTCGGGTTAATTAGTAACATTAAAAGAATTTCATTCTTTCTAAATTCTGACGGAGACAACTCATCGTAATCCATCATTAGCGACCCGTGATTAGGACGTAACGCTAACATAGTGGATAATGTCTTGTAATCTCTTTCTATTTCGTGTTCAGTTCTTTTATCTTTCTTTGTTTTGAGTATTAGTTTAGCAAAGTCAAAATTGCTAAGACCTATAATTTCCGGAACTGTTTGGAAAGCAATATAGATTCCCATTGCGCTACGGCTGCTACTATCTAATTTAGATAGGTCTTTTTTGTTATAAGTTATAGTTCCTTCAATTTGGGAAATGTCCGGATGCCCGGAAATCAAGTGTGCGAGGCTACTTTTGCCAGACCCGGTTGGGCCCAAAATTGCATGTATTTCACCTGGGTCGATTTGTAATGAAATGTCAGTTAATAGATCAGTTGCATCTATTATTGCGGATACGTTTTTTATTGTTAGCATTTAGTAATTATAAATTATTATTGACCTAAAAGTCAAGTCAGCTCTTTTCAACAGTGTTCCGCTAAGGGTGTTGATAATTCAACGTTTCCTCCTTTTTATATCAATTTCTTGATATGGTATTTATTCGAGGTTAAATAAACGTATATTTTTCAAAGGGAAAAACAAAATGGAATTAATTATTATTCTTTTAATCGCTGCTGCGGCAGCTTATTGGCTGTTCTTTAGAACACAAGCTACACCACCAGCACAGGTTTCTACACCTGTTGCACCATATAAGGTTGATGAGCCTGCTCCTGTAGCAGATGCGCCAGTTGTTATTGCAGAAGTTGTTGAGGCTCCAAAAGTCGAAACTGCTCCTGTTAAACAACCACGTAAGCCTCGCACTCCTAAAGTTGCAGTTGCTGATGTTAAACCAGTAGTTGTTAAAAAGATTACAGGGACTAAAAAGCCGGCAGCGGCAATTAAAGCTCCTGTAAAGAAGCCAAAGGCTCCAAAAGCCTAATGAAAAAGCCCCGAAAGGGGCTTTTTTTATTACTTTTTATTTTACAGGATATTCAGCTCTTTAGCACGATCATGTAATGAAAAACTAGCAAGATTTTTTCCCTTGCTTTCACACATGATATCATGTGTTGTTAAAAAGCTCAGTGCCCAGTCATTTACTGCTGAATTCCAGTAGAAGTTAGAATGTGCTCTGAGCTTTTGCTTTTTGTGTCCAGCTTCTAGTAACTGTGCATAATCAGGTAGCGTTTTACTGCAATGATCTTTAAGCCACTCTTCTCGGCTGACACTATAATGCATTGCCGGGCGAACACCTCGCCAGCTATCGATTACACGTAGAACTCTATCGTCGGAGGGTTGAATGTAGTCTCCTGTACGGACCCAGTGATGGTGTACGTCAAGCACGAGGGCACAATGCTTTTGCAGTTCGAGGCTGCTTTCGATTCCCCAGGCGTTTTCGTCGTTTTCAATGGTAATACAATTTCTTGCTTCTGGAGTGAGTCGTGAAAGAGCATCGATGATGCCGGCTGGACCTCTTCGACCCGATATGTGTACATTGATCTTAAAGTCCTGGAACGACTTTCCGTATCCCATCCAGCGTACCATGTCTGCATGATATTCAAATTCTTCAATACTGCGGTTTACAATATCATCTGACTCAGATGCCAAGACAGTAAACTGACCAGGATGAACAGACAACCGAACGTTAGCCGCACGAGCCACAGCTCCCACTTTTCCAAACTCTCTTTCACAAAAGGCTCTAACGTCGGATAGCCCATAGAAGAACTTCCAGCGAGGCTCAGTATATACAGGTAGTATATCGCTGCTGAGTCGTACCATTCTAAGATTTTCATTGAGTGCTCCTACACGTTCGACCAGCAAACGAGTAGACTCGATGTTACCTTTTACAAGGTCCCATAGTTTTTCTTCGGCTACATGCTGGCTCTGTCTATTTAACCAAGATACGGTAGTAGAGCCGGTATTGTATTGTTTAGCATCGTCTTTAGGCTTGATTCCGTTCACTTGATCCGGGCGATCAATCCATTTACAGGCAAATCCAATTTTTTTCATGAAATCCTCGAAACTTTCTGTTATTAGTCAATGCACAATTATAGCACATTTTTAATAATTTTCCTAGGCATTGTCCGAATTAGTGTATTTGGATAGAAGGTCAGTACTGTGTTGTGGTACACTAATGGTAGTATCAATATTGGTTATTTTTTCCAATTCAAGTTGATACACTCGTTTTCTTAAATCACTACTACTATACTGGTGTTGTCGTTTGTGATAATGTAAATCTATTCCGTTATTAAGACAGTATTGTTTTCCAGTAAAGTCTCTATTTAGGTATTCTTCACTGAGGAATCTAATATGTATAGTTTGAGTTTGAATTAAATTAAGTAAATCTTGTTCAGTTTGATAGACTAAAATTTCATCAACATATTTACAACCCTGCAACTGTACATATCTTTCATAGATGCTTTGGACTGGTTTATTTTTAATTCCAGGCCGATCGATAGTAGGATCAACCTGTAATGCAACTTTTAGATAATCGCACATTTCTTTTTCCATCTTGAGCATTGTAACATGCCCGGCATGGAACAGATCGAATGAACTGCAATTAAACCCTATTTTCATCAGTGTCGTCCTTTTTAGACAATGCCCACGATCCGTCGCTATTATCCGACCAAATTAGTGTATCTCCTTCAGTCCATCCCTGTAATTTTAATAATTCTGGTGGTAATGGCAATATTGCATCACCTGTCTCGAGATCTTCTTCAACAGTTATGATCCATTTTTTAGGAGGAAGCACAACACTAATGACATTCATAGTACGCATTGCTCGCCATGCCTGCATGTCAGTACACCATACGGTTATAAGATCAAAATTAATAG